CAACGCATGTTTAATGTGTTGTCAGGCATAGAATTTGAAGAACGAGAATTGCCGCCGCTGAGTGAGTTGTTGGTTGATTCATATGAACGCCGAGAGTATCTTCGTTCAAGAAAAGTACCTGATGACTATCCTATAATGGTACAGCTTCATGAAGAGAGATCATGGAAAAATCGACCTGGTGTGATTATTCCATTCACGCACAATGATCGAATAGTAGGGTACACTCAGAGATTCTTAGATGATCGCCGCCCTAAGTATGTGACTGATAGCCAACCTGGATATGTGTTTGGCACAGACTTACAACACAACGACTGGACCCATGCTATCGTAGTGGAAGGTATATTTGATGCGTTATGCATCGGTGGTGTGGCAGTGATGCACAGCACCATATCAGATGAACAAGCAAGATTGATCCGCAGTCTAGGTAAAGAAATAACAGTGGTGCCAGATCAAGACGCCGCAGGTATGGAACTGGTGGATCGTGCAGTGGAGCTGGGATGGGCAGTGAGCATGCCACCTTGGCCCGCGGATATCAAGGATGTGAACGACTGTGTGGTTCGTTATGGGAGGTTGGCAACTCTGCTAACTATATTTGAGAATCGTGAAACCAGTCGAATCAAAATAGAACTAAGGAAGAAAAATCTTGTTAAAAAACTTCAACAATAATCATTCTCAAGAATCAATTGATTCTGCATATCCTATTAGGAACGATTTGTGGATGGTAAAAAACTTCTTTAATCCTGAGCTATTACAAGATATCTTAAATCAAATTGAGATCCAGACTGAATGGCGAATCCAAGAAATGCAAGAGCTCCTGCCTAGGAGAACGTTGCATCGAACACCCGACGGGTTGATTGACAATATTTGGTCCATGCTCAATAATTTAGATTTTTCTAAACTTGGGGTAAAGTTTAAACATGTCACAATATGGAAAGACTCTGCTGGGTATAGAATACCTGAACATGAGGACAATGATCAAGTAAAAGCAGCCATGCAAATTTACTTAAATGATATTCCACAACAGCTAGGAACATGGTTTGAAGAAATTGAAGTTCCATTTATAAAAAATACAGGATACATTATGAAAAACACAAACAAACTCAGGCATGGTATGAGGAAAGCCGTGCCTGCACATACAACCAGATATAGTCTATATGCCTGGTTTGATTTGATTGAATCACATGCTTGAAGATTATGGTAATTGGTGTCCGGAAATATATCGTGGCATGTATATCGATCGGCACAACAGCGATCATGTTCAAGTGGCTCCTTGTTGCCAGGCTCACTCGAGCATAGAAAAAGTTGAAGATTTTGATTTCAATACTAGTCCTCACCTCACACAACTCAGACAACAGTTTGATCGCGGTGAAAAGCCAAAAGAATGTGCTAGATGTTGGAAAGTAGAAGATCATGGCGGACGAAGTCGACGTCACGGTGCCATTGAGTTTTTTCAATTGCCCAAGATTGATCGAAGTGTATCACTACACAGTATAGACTACAATGCCACATGGGCCTGTAACCTTGCCTGTGTGATGTGTGGTCCAACATACAGTAGCTTCTGGGCCAAACAAGAAAATCTTGACAACGAAGGACTAACAATTATCGGTAGGCATTTTCGAAATCAGAACAGTGTATTAGATAATGTTGACATCACCGGATTAAAACAAGTTCATTTCAATGGTGGTGAGCCGTTGCTTAATAACGACCACACTGACCTGTTGGGTAGATTAGAAAAACAACAGGTTTTAAAAAATGTAAATGTAAGTTATAATACCAATGGTACCATAATGCCAAACAGCAAAACGATCGATCTCTGGAGCCAGGCTCGGTTGGTTAAATTATATTTCAGTATTGATGCTGTGGGCCCGGCATTTGAATATGTGAGATGGCCCGGAGTATGGAGTCAGACCTGTAAAAACATGCTAGACATGAAAAGAGATTTGCCTAGCAATGTGATGTTTGGATTTAACTCAACTGTGGGTTGTTATAATTTGTTTGAGATGGTAGATGTATGGAACTGGTTCGATCAGAATATATCTACCAACAGAGAAGGTGATGTATCAGATTTTTGCTGGCAGTTTGAGAACGAGTTCGATCTTAGATGTCTGAGCACTGAAATTAGAAATCTAGCTATTGAACAGTTGAAATCTATCTCGGCCTTCGATGGACTGGTTAAGTATCTTGAGTCACACACAGAACATAAAGAAGACCTTAGGTGGATGCGACATTTGTCTCATCTTGATTCTGTACGCGGTACCAGTTGGGCAGACAGTTTAAAAATCGCAAAATATATGAAGGAAAAACCTTGACCGAAGACAGTGTGCGTATTCTTATTTGTGGTGATAGCTTTTGTGTACCAGATCGTATGTTTCCAGGATTGCATTGGTCGGAGAAAATATTAAATCACTCATCAACATTTAAAATTTCTAATCTTGCCTACGGTGGCAGCAGCAATGCACTGATTTCATTGCAGCTATTACAAGGGTTAAAGTTAAATCCTGATTTTGTGATATTTTCTTTCACCAACCCACTTCGATATGAATTTGACAAAGATATTGCTGCACTTACTGAGTCTTTGACCGATCAAGAGATTGCAGATCATCTTTATCTCAACAGACGCTACACTACCACTTGTTATTCTGACAACAAAGAAAAAATAAAAACAACCGATCATTGGTTGGCCACAGCGGCCTCAATGAACATGGAAATGATGAAAAATTATATGTATGTGTTGATGTGTATGACTACTTGTGCCACACAAAGAATACCATTTTGCTATAGCATTGGTGGATTTGAAGATATTGTAAAACTGTCTGATTCTAACTATATAAAAAACTTTACCGACTATTATCAGTATCAGGAACTGATAACAAATCTATGGCATCATCGCAGCGATGGGCTCAGACCGTGGCATCATGTGAGTGACGATGCGGTCCAGGCTTTGTTTGCTAATGAATGCATTGATCATATTTTAAGGAAAAAATCTTGTTAAAAGACTACGGAGTTGACGTACAACGCCTGTTCTTGGAGATGATGTTAGAGGACGCACAAGGCTATGTACGTGTGCAGAACATCTACAATCCAGAGAACTTTGATAAAAGCCTGCGACCTGTTGCTGCGTTTATCAAAGAGCACGGCGACAAATACAAGACCTTGCCGGATCGCGCACAGATAGCAGCCACTACTGGTATCAAGCTACAACCAGTACCCGAACTCAACGAAGGACACTTTGAATGGTTCATGAACGAGTTTGAATCGTTCACACGCAGACAAGAACTTGAACGTGCTATCCTCAAAGCAGCAGACTTGTTGGAAAAGGGTGATTATGATCCTGTGGAGAAACTGATCAAGGATGCTGTGCAGATTTCTCTGACCAAAGACATGGGCACAGACTACTTTGCTGACCCGGCAGCACGGATACGCAAGTATTTTGAATCGGGCGGGCAAGTGAGCACAGGCTGGCCACAGATGGATAGATTGCTGTATGGTGGATTCAGTCGAGGCGAACTCAACATCTTTGCCGGCGGATCAGGATCAGGTAAGAGTTTGGTCATGATGAACATAGCATTGAACTGGGTACAATCTGGACTCAGCGGTGTGTATATCACATTGGAACTGAGTGAAGAGCTTACAAGTCTTAGAACAGATGCCATGCTTACAAACATGAGCACTAAAGACATACGCAAGGACATTGACACAGCGGAACTCAAAGTTAAACTGGTGGCCAAGAAATCCGGCAACTATCAAGTGAAAGGATTACCGGCACAATCAAACATCAACGACATTCGTGCTTACTTGAAAGAGTATCAGATCCAAACAGGTAAGAAGGTAGACTTTGTGATGATTGACTACTTGGACTTGTTGATGCCTGTGAGTGCCAAGGTTAGTCCAAATGACCTGTTTGTGAAAGACAAGTATGTGAGTGAAGAACTGCGTAACTTGGCCAAAGAACTACAGATGCTCATGGTCACTGCTAGTCAGCTGAATAGATCAGCAGTGGAAGAAGTGGAGTTTGATCACAGTCATATCTCGGGTGGTATTTCAAAGATCAACACAGCAGATAATGTGTTTGGTATCTTGACATCACGTTCAATGAAAGAGCGCGGTAAGTATCAAATACAATGTATGAAGTCGCGCAGTTCAACAGGTGTAGGACAGAAAATTGATTTGGAATATGACATTGACACCATGCGTATCACAGATGCAGGCGGAGACGAAGCTGATAACGGATTTCGCAAACCCAGCAGCGTGATGGAATCCATCAAGGCTCGTGCTAGTGTTGCACCAGCAGATACATCAGCACCGATCAAATGGGAACGAGGCCAAGCTAAGCCGGGCGTAGATCCACTTGACCCTACACCAAAGATCACAGCAGATGTGCAAAGCAACAAGCTCAAGGAGCTGTTGGGCAAGATCAAAACTGGATGATGTATGTATAAAATTGAAGAAATAAAACATGTTCATCTAGAAATATCCAGTAGGTGCAATGCGGCCTGCCCACTATGCCTAAGAAATTTTTATGGATATCCGCACAATGATGGGTATGTTGAGCATGACATGACCTTGGCACAGGCGCAACAAATATTCCAACCAGAATTTTTAAAACAGATAAAAGTGATTTATATCAATGGTAATTTTGGTGATGCTGTGATGAATCAGGACACTATTCCTATTGTTGAATATTTTAAATTGCACAACCCCAATCTCCACATAGGGATCAGCACCAATGGTGGTGCAAGAGATCGTGATTTTTGGCAAGCATTGGCACACAACAAAGTGGAGGTGATATTTTGCATCGACGGTATAGATGAAGTTCATAGTCTTTACAGACAAAATACATTGTATTCAGTAGTGATGAAAAATGCCAAGACATTCTTAGAAGCAGGCGGCAGTGCGGTCTGGAAGATGATTGATTTTGATCACAATCGACATCAACAAGAGCAAGCCAGACAACTCAGTAAAGAAATGGGATTTTTTTGGTTCAATCTAGTGGACCACGGAAGAAACAACGGACCGGTATTTGATAAAAATAAAAATCTATCGCATGTGATAGGCAAGCCATCGACTACAAGTTTTGAAGTGTTATGGCACGATAAAATACATAATGAGGTCACCCTGGATCATCTGATGAATTCTCGACCACCTCGCCCAATCAGTTGTCAAGTAAAAGCAGACAAATCCGTGTATATCTCCAGTGTGGGAGAAGTATATCCTTGTTGTTATATGGGATACAGTCCCAAGACTTACGGAAATGGAAACTATTACGGCCCGATCAACAAGCAGATCAGACCCATGATCAGTGACAACAATGCATTGGAGAAACCGCTAGCGGATTGTATTTCTTGGTTCAATAAAATTGTTGAATCCTGGGAGATTTCCACGTTTCAGCAAGGTCGGCTGGTGATTTGCAATGACACCTGCGGGTGCTAGATATGTATAACATTGAAGAAATAAAATATATCCATCTAGAAATATCTAGTAGATGTAATGCCGCATGCCCGTTATGCCCTAGAAATTTTCATGGATATCCGTATAATGATGGTTATGTTGAACATGACATGACCCTGGACCAGGCTCAGCAAATATTCCAACCGGAGTTTTTAAAACAACTCAAAGGAATCAATATCAATGGCAACTTTGGTGATGCTGTGATGAATCAGGACACTGTGGCCATCGTTGAATATTTTAGATCGCATAACAGCGGTCTCCACATATCGATCAGTACCAATGCCGGCGCAAGAGATCGTGAGTATTGGCAGGCATTGGCTCGCAATGATGCTGAAGTGATGTTTTGTATTGATGGCATAGATGAAGTTCACAGTCTCTACAGACAGAATACAATGTATTCGACTGTGATTAAAAATGCCAAAATATTCATTGAAGCAGGTGGAAGAGCTGTTTGGAACATGATTGATTTTGATCACAATCGTCATCAGCAAGCTCAAGCTAGACAACTCAGTGAAGACTTAGGGTTTGTTTTTTTTAATCTAGTAAATCAAGGAAGAAATCGAGGACCGGTGTTTGATAAAAATAAAAATCTAGTTCATGTGATGGGCAACCCACCAACCACAAATTTTGAGGTGTTATGGCAACACAGAACCCAGCATAAAACATCACTGGAAGAGCTCATAAACAGCCCAATGAGACCAACTCCTGTTCTGATCAGTTGTCAAGCAAAAAAAGAAAAATCATTATATATCACTAGTGTGGGCGAGGTATATCCCTGTTGCTTTCTTGGGTTTAGTCCCAGAACTTATGGAACCGGCATCTTGCACGGTGCTGCAAACCCTCAATTGATACCATTGATTAGTGACAACAACGCATTGGAGAAATCTTTGTCGGAGTGTATTTCTTGGTTCAATAAAATTGTTGAATCCTGGGAAATCCCTACATTTCAGCAAGGTCGGCTGGTGATTTGCAATGACACATGCGGCACCAAAACCAATAAATAAACCAAAGGCCCTTGAACGCAATGCAAAAACGCACCCGTAGTCTATTGGAAGAACTAGATTCAATGTATGTTGAGCGTGAGCGCGACTTGATAATAGAAAGCCGCGCATCCAACATCATTGCTGGTGCCATTAACTTGTTAGAACAGATAGACGCTTCCTATTCACCAGAGCAAGCAGAAAATCTCACACGCAAAATGCTGAATGCAATCCGTACAAGAGATGCAAGCAAATTTGCTAGAACCGTAAGGCGTAGTCATGCAAATCAATAAACTGCTGGAAGGCGGAAACGTATTCAAAGGCCCCAAAGGCGAACCACTCACACAACGGATCAATCGTCAAGATGTGCCTGCCACGATCCGTTGGATAGAGCAAGTTACTGGTATAGAATTCCCTGAGGACCGTTGGCTAGGATCGACTGGCAAGAAACCCACATCTGGCGACTTGGATCTAGCTGTGGATCTCAATGAAGTAAGCAAAGAACAACTGGCTGGAATACTCACACAATTTTTACAGAGTCAAGGAGCCGATCCTAGAGAATATGTGGTCAAAAAAGGTGAGGTGCATTTTAAAACGCCCATTGGTGGTGATGCCAATCGCGGATTTGTGCAGACTGATTTTATGTTCTTCCCTAATCTAGATTGGGGTCAGTTTTATTACGGTGGCGGTGTGGATTCAGAATACAAAGGCATGAACCGCAATGTGTTAATGTCAAGCATAGCCAAACAGCAAGGACTCAAAGTTGGTGCCAACGGCATGTTTTCTCGTGCCACAAATGAACTGGTCAAACACGGCATGGACCCTGACTATGTGGCTAGTGTACTATTAGGTCGTGGTGCTACTCGTGATAACTTAAAAAATGTAGAATCAATCTATGCTGCACTTAGCAATGATCCTGACCGTGAAGCCAAGACAGCAGACTTCCGTGAATATCTAGCCAAGGAAGGCATACGAGAGCCCGACATGACTGTGAGAGAAAGTGATGCTAACTTCCTGGCCCGGTTGCGTGATCGTATCGTGAATCAGGGCATGCAACCATTGATTGAAACCAAGCGATCATATCAACTGTACGAAGAAGAACCTGCTGCTGTTGGTGGCAAAGCCAAAGGCATCGAGCACTTGGAAGACTATGTGTTTCGTAGTGGATCTGCGGGGGTGGATCGGGCACTTCAAATAGCCGACTCTTTCTATTCAGATCCTAAAACAGGATCAGTGAAGTGGGATGGTAAGCCTGCTGTGGTGTTTGGCCGTAAACCTGAAACTGGTGAGTTTGTGCTCACAGATGACGCAGGATTCACTGCGGAAAGATTGTTTACCAGTACCGATGAGGTTGCTACAGACTTGGCACGTCGAGATGCCAATGCTGCGGCCAAAGGCAATAAAGCAGATAGAATACAAACCTTATTGCCCACATATGAAGCTATCTGGCCATATCTTGAAGCAGCCACTCCTAGGAACTTCCGTGGATATGTCAAAGGTGATCTGTTGTATACATCCACTCCGCCAGTGGAAGCAGGCAATCTCGTATTCCAACCCAACACAGTGGCGTACAGAATTCCTGTGGCTAGTGATCTAGGAAAGAAAATAGCCAACAGCGAGATTGGTGTAGCAGTACACACCATGTATGCAGATGTAGACGCTCCCAAGCAACCACTCAGTAGAGTTAAATTTAATCCTGTAGAAGGATTGCTGCTGATAGAACCTATCTATGCTCAAGCGGTGCCTAAGAACAATGACATAGCCAAGAAGATAAAAACACTACTACGACAGAATCGAGCAGCTATTGACACATTGTTTAACCCTATGGAACTGCGGGCTATGAAGATCACTGACTTGGCTAAGTTAGCAATAGACTACATCAACAAACGGGTAGATCCAAGACATGCTGCTTACACAGGTGATTTTCGTGATCTAGTACCGGGATTTATGTCTTGGTTACAACAGACCCAAACACCACAAAAGGTCAGCAACATAGCGCAGTATCTGCGTAGTCCTACCAGCAATGAGCAAGGCTTGGCTGCTGCGTTCTTGTTGTTTGAATTGCTACATGATCTCAAACTGGATCTGCTGGGCAAGTTGGATGCACAGGTGCCAGGCAACGAAGGATGGGTATTCGCCACCCCTGTAGGCTATGGCAAAGCCGTGAACAGATTTGACTTTACTGCTAGAAACAAAGCACGAAACAACTAGCCAAGAGCGTGATTTTTTGCCAGATTCATAAATAAGAGTAGGGCAAAAGCCCACTTTTTAGGAGATTTTAAAATGGCAGGATTTACAAAAACAAACGGTACCACACAACCAGTGTTCAACATGGACACAGCCAATGGTAACATTCAAGGCACAGCTAACATTGCTGCAACTGGATCAGTTAACTTTCAAGGCCCTAAGCTGGATTTCTTCAGCTTGGTTGCCAACGCTACTTTGTCCACTTCTGGTAATGTCAATGGCTACATCAATAACATTTTGCAAGCCGTTCAGACCAAAGGCACAGTGGCAATGTATCAGGTCAGCCCAGCTGCACCTACAATTCTTAACTTGGCTATCTATCCTACAGGCGCTTACAGCAATGTAACACTGTTGGCCACAGCCAATGCTGCTACAGTATCAACAGGCGGTCAAGACATCCAGTTGAATTCATGTGCCGGTAACGCTGTGTTCGTCACAAGCGCAACCAACTTTGCTCCAACCTAATTTCAGGTAGTAGCGAACGATCAAGGCCCTGGTTTATTTCCAGGGCTTTTTTTTGGCCGTAAATACTGCATGACCTTGAGTATTCGTGTAACCACCGATTTTGATTGTAGACCCACTGGTGTCACTGGGCATTTTCGTCCTAACATCTTGCCCATAAAAGATCAACAAGGGCAGGCTGTGACCAATCAAGCCACATGGTTGCGTAGTAGAAATCAACAACGCAACTGGGAAACTATCATGCAGTTGATCAGTCTATATACACAGCCTTTGCGTGTGAGTCGTGTGAGATTAGAGGATATGCGATGGCAATTTGATTTTGATACAGATCTAGAAGATGTGTTCAAACTTGACGACGATCCAGTGGGCCGCCTACGGCGAGCATGTAACGGTGTGCCTATAATAAACTATGTAGAACAAGAACTCACAACATTATTGCATCCAGATGTGAACATTTGGTTTGAGTCTTTGGACCATAAATAACTTCATGGACACCACAGATATTGAAAAGAAAAGCCTTGAAGCCCACGTTGAACTGTGCGCCGAACGCTATCGTAACCTTGAATTTCAACTAGCATCAGCTAACACCAGTATCGGTAGTTTAAAAACTATGATAACAGAAGTTCATGAGATGGTTCATGGAATGGCTGCCAAACGCAATGATCAATTGATCGGTTGGGGTATGGGTGTTATTGGATTTCTTATCGCCACAGTGGGGTGGCTACTATCACGTTACGTATTAGCATGAAAGCCAGTCGCAAACTTGCTGCATTGGCAGAAAGAGAACTGCCACGTATCCTTGATCAAGTGATCATTGAGGACGGAGAAAAATACCGTGCATTTGGCAAATACACTATACATCCTAAAGAGGGCTTGTTCCAAGTGTGTGTTAGAGATGACAACATTGGCACATTTTCAGGAACAAAATCCGCCCTGGCCTGGTGCATAGCGGATAATTTAAACCATCTTAATCTAGCTAGACAGATCAAAGAACTAGATCAATCTATTGTAAGATTGCGAAATGACATATATGTGCGGCGCAGCCTAGCTGAGCGCACATCCGGGCACACCTGGGAAAACTTGATCAACAAGACAAGTGCCAGGCAAGAGCAAAGCCAGATTCTAGAAAAAGAACTAGCGAAATGTATAAATTTGGCTAAATACTGGCAACTACGAGGAAACTCAGATGAAACTAAACGAACTGGCCGTAACACGCCC